TCAATAATTGATTGACTAATCCTGTACCCTTTACTCCGAAATTAGCGCCTAAAACGCCAGTATTGCCTCCATCGAAACCGATAGCCCCATTAGCGCCTATCGCTTCTCCCTTCATTTGCGACCCAAACAAGTCAGGTAAATAGTCCTCCTTGATTATCTGATCAAAAGGTCGTGCACCCTTGCCGAAAACAGCTAATGCGGCAACCACACCAGCAACAGCCCAACCCCAACCAGGAACAGCCGCCGCAAGTTTCATGATTGTCGCGCCAGCCGTTTTCATTCCAGCAGCCATTTTCAAGCCTGCTGTTTTAATTCCAGCCATAACACCAGTGCCGCCAAATGTTCCACCAAAAACAGCGCCATTTGCACCAACCGAACCAACAACAGGCGAGCCTAAACCTAAAGCGCTTTTTATCGCTGTTCCTATGCTTGCGAAGTCGCCGATACCGACTGAGTTTGGGTTTGGCGGGCCAACAAAATCAGCCGATGGAGTGCCGCCCATGCCGAACATATCACCCAAACCGCTAAATATCCCACCGCCCCCATCACCAATACCAATAAAGCCTAATAGCTTCTTAAAAACATTGGATGTGATTAGCCTAGTTATCTCAGCTAGTGCCGATGCGATCATATCCTTAACCGTGTCTTTAAAGCTGGCAGAAAAGGCTTTTGTGTCTTTTAATCCGCTTGCAAAGAATGATTGCAGCGAGTTAAACATTGAGTCGTTAGCGCGTTCCCATAGCCCCTTGACTGTGGTTATTGATTCGCCTGTTTCGCCATAAGCAACGCCAAGCTCTCTAGCGACCTCTGCCGCCATTTTTCCTTCAATTCGACCATCAGCTAATGCTTTGTCAAAGTCCTTTTGATTTCTTTCAGCCTTCGATAATGAAACCGATGCGCGATTCATTGCTCCGCTAAAATCATTAGCGCTCGTGTTGGCTTTCTTAAACTGCTCGAACGTTAGAGTAGTGGCTTTGGCTAAAGTGAATTGAGACTTTGTGAGTGTTTGAGTCTCACTGCCTAAATCAATTATTGTCTCTTTAAGATCAGTACCCGCGCTAGACTCTTCTTTTATTGCTTTAGTCGCCCATTTGACCTGATCTTCTAGCTCTGCTTTTGTGGCGATTAAAATATCTGTTCGAGCGTTAATGTCAGCAAGGGCTTTGTCGTAAGCCCCAGCCGATTTTGTACCTAGTGCCTCTTGTAGCGCATAGTTTTCCTGTTGTTTGGATAGCGCCTCAAGCTCAAGCCTAAGATTGCCCATGCTTGTTTTAACTTGCTCTAATCTGTTTCCTGCTTGAGCTTCTGTTAAAAGCGTTGTAGAGCTTGTTAGGTCATCAAGTGCGCCTTGTAGGTCTTTTGTTGTTTCCTTTGATGTTCTTGTGTGAACTTTATAAGCAACAAATCCAGCAACCAATAACGCTATACCAACAGGGCCAGTTAAGAACGCCAAAGCGACCTTTAGACCAGTAGCCGCAGCCGTTGCAGTGCCCATAGCAATAGCCGCCACGCTCATTCCAGAACTCATAGCAACAGATGCCGCAGAAATAGCCGTGAGCATCGCTGGGGCGAATTTAAGAAGGGTGAGCGTTGTATAGAATGCCATTACAGCAGGTACGGCAATCTTGAAAGCCTCGACAGTGAAGTTGATTGCTTTAGGTAGGTATTCGGACGTTAGTTCAGCCGCCCTTTTTATCTCGTCTGAGTAGGCTAAGATAGACTGAGTGACAGAACCGCCTATGCTCTTGGATAATGTGTCCATCGCATCATTGGCCGCAGCCGCAGAATTGACAGTATCTTGAGATAGTGATTGACCTAACTCTACCGCCTTTTCACGCATCGAGGCGATACCCGCCGCACCACCATCCATCACGGTTATAAGCTCTGAGCCTGAACGCCCTAGCAAATCCATTGCGGCTTGCGTTCTAACAGAAGGATCCTCTATCCGAGCTATGCCCTCGGAGATTGCTAAGAACTTCTGGTCAGTGTTTAGCTCTAAGAACGTTTTAACGTCAATGCCGAGCTTTTCAAACGCGCGAGTAGGCGTACTAAGACCATCAGCCGCATCCTGAGCCGATTTATTCATCTTGGTTAGAGACGTTTCAAACGTACTCATCTCCACACCGCTTTGAGATAATGCGAAGCGCATTTCACTCAAGAACTCAGCCGATGCGCCTGTTCTGCGTCCTAGCTTCTCAATACCGTCGGCAGCGTTTAAAGCTCGCTTGCCCATAGCCACGAAACCACCAGCCACAGCAACGCCCGCGAGCGTGCCTACCGCCTTCATGGTTCTCTGAACGCCACGCATGGCAGAGCCCAGCTTTTTGTTTAGCTGTGAGCCTTCATATGCGGCCTTGTCCAGTGATGCTTTAAGTTTGGCAATATTGGCACTGACCTCTACTTCAATTGATGAAGCCATTACTCGCGTTTACCCTTGCTGTCCATAGCATTAGTTCCTGTATAGCCGAATCCTCGTCTAACTGAGGCTGTGGGCTTTTTATGAAGTCATCAATAGAAACATCGTCACCGAGATAGTTGCCTACCCTGACCGCTATATAAGCTAGCGTGTTTCTAACTTGAACGAGTAGTGGCGGCTCATCCTGAAACGCCACACCCCATCGCATGAGATCACCTTGCGAGATCTCGTTGAGGTTCTTACCTAGAGTCTGAGCGACTAGATGCCTCAGTCTTTCTTCTGGTCGCTCTCTAAGTTTTTTTGATACTTATCGCTTAGTTCGCCGATCTTGGAAAAGTCATTGACACCGTTAGCCGTTATCAAAACAGCCATGTAATCGACACCGCTTATCCGTTGCTTAATCTTGTTAATTTGCTGAGGCTTGAAAACTGGCTCACCCTCAGAATCAACTAAACAACACTGTATAAGCCGGTCATTACCATCATCTTTCCCGACCTTTGCTTGAAACTCGAAAACCTCATCGAAATCGAGAATCTTCACAAAGAAGTCACCAGAAACGTACTCACCCTTGTCGGTTTTGCGTACTTTTATGCTAACCTTTTCCATTATGCTTCAGCCGTTACGCCATGAGCGTTGGTGACAGCACCAGTTACTCTGAGGTTTAGTGTCGCCTCTTGCTTGCCGCCCATTGATGCGGAAATATCAACACCCTCAACAGTTGCTTGGTATACAGCCGTATAAACTGTTGCCGCGCCAGCTTCAGGTAACTCAATCTTCCATTGTCCGATAGCGCCTGAACTTTCAAGAGCCAAAAGGTCTTGATGTATGTCTAGTGTGCTTTCAAAGTTGAACGCATAAGAAACAGTGCCGTAGTCTGGAACGTCTTTCTCGTACTCTTTAGCCACACTGGTTAAGTGCGTCATGTCAATATCAGCCTTGGTAGGCGTTGGTCGCGCAACCTGTGTCACATTAGAAACGTGAACGTAAGTTGTGCCGCTATCATCTGAATAAAAAAGCTTACTATTAAACGCTTTTGCTCCGCTTGCCATTTTGATCTACTCCATTAGAAGGGTCTTAACCCTGTTTTAAATTAAAATCCGTTTAAGGTGTGTCGAACCACACCATGAAATCTACTGCATACCCAAAAACGCCACTCGCATCGCGCCCTAGTGATCTTTGCTCCATCCCCTCAAGGTTCAATGTGGACGTAGAGACTGCTGACGCTATCCTTAACGCCTGAACCTCTGCATCGCTCGGACTATCAGCCCAAACCGTTACTTGAACTCGCCTACTTCCTGCGCTATCCGCACCAAGCAAGTCATTTCTGCCTGGGGCGCTAATTAGCTGATAGAAAGCGTAAGGCGCAACCGCATCTGGTAAATACTCCAACGCCAAAGTACCGACATAATCGCCACCCGTTGCCGCGCTATAAAATTCTGTACTCCAAGTCATTTTATTAAACGTGCAATTGCTCTTTGCTTGGCTCTCACCGCTTTATCTAAAGCTGTTGAGAACATTCGCACCGCTTCCTCTTTCTTTGAATCGTAAGCAGGGCGAATAAATGGCTGTGCTGGTTGCTTGGATGTTCCGTTCTCGATCATGTGAGCGTAAAAAGCTTTCTTAGATACTTCAACTTTGTACTTTGAGATCCACTTGGTGATGCTTTTCTGCTTGCGAGTACGAATAGACTTCTTCAATCGCCCTGACGCTTCAGGGGCTAACAGTACAGCCTCATTCTTAACGACATTAGCCGCGTTCCTTACTGCTGTATTAAGTGCTTGAGTCCTGAACTTTTCTGGCAAGTCTTTCAGCTCTTTGTTTAATTTGTCTAGACCTTTAATCTTAAAATCAACATCCATTACAAATCCCTTTCAGTTGCTTTAATAATCAGATAACGCTTGCGACCATCCATGTCTCGAACATCGTTAATCTCGTATACGTTTGAGTCATGCAGTACGCGCATTTTTGGTGTTATGTCTGATCGGTATCTAATCGTTATTTCAGCAAACAAATCAGTAACAGACCGCCCATCCTCTCTCTCCCTGCCGCCCAATAACTTTACGTTAGCCCAAACTTCATCTATCTCGTACCAAGGCCTAGATGAATAGTCGCCATTAGCTGAGGGCAAGCCAGAAGCCTCCTCGATTACTATTCTGTGCCTAAGACTTCCTGCGCTCATAGCGTGTAAATCTTCTTGTGGCGCAATAATTGAGTAAGCGCCTCATTGTGGTATGCCTTAGTAACCATAGAGCCTTCACGATGCTCGTACAGGTCGCCAGCGACCAATAGAACCGCATCACGCAACCCTGCTGGCAACGTTTCAGCCGTATAGCCTGCCGTGTAGATAATCTTTACAGCAGCATCTTCTGTGCGCGATATGGGCCAGCTTTGACCGTAGGCTAAAGTTATGTACGGTCTAGCCTTATGGGTCTTTATTGAATAAACCGATGAGTCCAAAACCTGAAGAACTCCCGACTCATCAAGATATGAAACCGTTACAGACGATGGATTGTCTCCAATCAACTCCATATCACCAAAGCTATCAAAATACACATTGCGTTCCGCACTTGATAACCTTCGCCCTGTCTCAGACTCAACATAGTCCAAAGCACCAGCGAGATAGGATGCTAATTGTGAATCCTCAGCCTCTGAATCAATCCGCAGATGATTCTTTAATTCTTGCAATGTGACAGACATTACTTCTTCTTGGTTTTGGTCTTAACTTCAGGCTTAACAGCCTCTGCCAATCCAGCCGCGATAAAACGCTTTTCTTCTTCAGGCGTGAATATGTTTGTTTCTTCGCCCGGTGCGATGGAGAACTTATCTCCCGCAACACTTGATAACATTTTGATCATTTCGTAAACCTCAATAAAAAGGGGCGACCCGAAAGCCGCCCCGATTGACTAACTAGCCGCTTGATCTGCGAAAACGATCTTATTTTCGTCTGTGACCTTTCCGTCTGTCCTTGAGAACATACGGAATCCGATCTGACCATTAGCCGCGTAAAGCTCGTTCAAACGCTGCATTGTTCGCTGTGAACGGTCTGCGATTGTGTAGCCTGACAAGTCACCAAAAACAACGGACTTCAAACCAGTCGTTGCTGCCGGCATTGCTGTACTTGAGTAGATAGGACGACCCAATAAAGTATCAGGAGCGCCTTCACGTAAACCAGCTTGCCACAAGTAAGCGTTATCACCATCTTTGAGCTTACGAATCATCTTAAGAGTTGAATCGTTCACCAACCAAACAGCGTTGCCGCGGTAAGGTCTAGATAATGCGTGCTGAACATCAATAAGCTCATCGCCAGTAATAGCGGCTGTGCCAGCGAACGTAACACCAGAATCAGTAGCACCAGTTGCTATGCCTGTTGGCTTACCAGAACCATCGCCTGCAATGAACGCAGACTCTTCAGCCAAACCAAAGCGTGAGCCAAAGTTAGTAGCAAGGTATGAGGCAAGATCAAAGAACGAATCAGCCATAAGCTCTTCAGAAACTTTAACCAAAGACTTTAGCTTGTAAGACCCTAAGATCACTTGCCCAAAAGCCGCATCGCTTTCCGCATAACCAGACTCTTCAGCACCCCATGAGGCAGCGCCTAACGTTGCTTCAATTGGAATGTTGCGATCAGATGATGTCGTGATCACGTTGCACCATTGGCGCAATGGGTTCACATCCTGAATCTTAGCGATAAGCATTGTCTCGAACTCTTCAGGAACAATAAAGCCACCCTCAGAATTAGTTCCCACTTGCAGCGCGTTCTTAACTTCTGGCGTAACTTCACCAGTGCGCATATAAGAGCTAAAAACATTCTTATAGTCTTTTGACGCAAACTTGTTGTTTGAATCAGAACCAACGCCAATCTTGACCGGCTTATCTGCCAAGCTGTTTAGCTCAGTGTCTAGCTTTGCTTGATGGTCAGCGCGATCAATGCGAGCCTTAAGGTCATTTGATGACTTCTCTAGCTTCTCGTACTGTGGCGACTCAGTGTCGTTTAAGCCACGGTTCTCACCTTCGGCCTTGTTCAAAATTGAGCGCATCGCTTCGATATTTTGCGCTCGCTCGTTTCTCAATTCATTAATATTCATAATCAAATCCTTATGTTTTAGGTATAAAAAGACCGCTATCCTTAGCGGCTTGTACAACTAGAATCCTCTAGTTTTTTTAGGCTTCAGCCTGTAATTCTAATTTGAGCCTTTTGACGTTTCTCAAACCCTCGCAATCAAAGGGTTCTTTAGTCTCGACCTTTGGCGCTTTATTCATCCACGGTCTAGCCGCATTGTTAAGTACAGCTTTCTCTTGAGCTTTAGCCGTAGCAAAGCCTAGCTCTATAGCCTCATCAGCGTTAAGCCATGTCTCCTCGTCCATCATTCGGCTAATATCTTCTGCGCTCGCGCTCGACTTAGACTGATATGTTGTGACGATTGAATCTCTAATTTTGTCTAGCAATTCGGCGGTCTTAACAAGATCTTTAGATTCGCCCATTGCTAGAGTCCAGGGGTTGTGAATCATCATTAATGCGTTGTCCGCCATGTCAATAACGTCACCCGCCATCGCTATCACGCTTGCAGCACTAGCCGCTAAACCATCGACCTTGACTGTGACTTCTCCATCGTGGTCTTTAAGCATATTGTAGATAGCAAATCCATCAAAAACAGACCCGCCTGAGCTGTTAATTCTGACCAGAACATCGCCCTTCATGCCGCCCAATTGAGCCTTAACATCCCCTGCGCTTACCGCGTCAGTCCAAAGAGACTCGCCAATGTCTTTATAAATTAATATCTCGTTCATAGTATTTCTGCCAATTCCTTTTGGGTTGATCGCTCTATTTGGTCGTACTTGCCCTGATCAAATAAGCTGATGTGGTCAATCGTGTATTTGTGGGCCGCATCCTTTGGCACACCTAAATTAATGATCTTGTTAGCGAATCGAGCATAGAAATCAGTAACGCGCTCGCCTAAATCATCACCGCCTTTGTTGCGCTCCCCTCGAAGTGCGTTAATCTCTTGTTCAGCAAGCATATTAACTAAAGCATCGCTAAACCGTTTCTCGCGCTCTTTAAGTGTCTCGATGTTGACCGGTAGCACCGGGTCATCTAAACCATCAATAGGGTTCATGTTCTCCTTGCGCCTTACCTCGTTTCTAGTAATCCAACCTTTATCGACTCCAACCGCGTAAGCCGCGTTCCTTGCTGTTGTGTCACCGCGTAAAAGACCTTCAACTGTGTGCGATAAGTACAAGCCCTGATCACGCTCTGATTGAGTTAATAGATCTCTGCTCATGGTCGCTTCAATGCGAACTAGCCACGGTCTAATCGTATTGACAACAAAATCAATCGACTGCTGCTCGATGTTTGAAAATGTCGCCTTGTCTAAAATCCCGATCATGTGTGGCGGTATTCTATAAATTCGTGCAATATCCTCTGCTTGAAACTTGCGCGACTCAATAAATTGAGCATCTTGGTGCGTCATACCAACGACATTAACCGACATACCACCTTCGGTTAAAAAAGGCTTCCCTGCGTTAGCGAATCCAGCGTGACCACTGTCTAGCTGATCCTTTAGCCTCTTATGCGACTCATCCGTTAAAGAGCCTGGGTGAGACAATACAACCGATGGAGTTATGCCGTTCTTAAACGCGCTTGAGCTATGCCCTTCCAGCGCGATTGATGCGCCTATTGACTCACGAAACAGCGTAATAGGAGATAATCCAAGGACCCCATTACTACCGAAGCCTGAAATTCTCCAAATGTCACTTGATGTAAACTCGTTTTCGTTCTTTGGTTCTGTATATCTGTACGCTAATTGGCCGCCTTTGTTGCGGTAAACATCCATGTAATTAGCGTTTAATGGGTTAATCTGAGCTATCTGACCCCTGTTGTTGTATACCTTTTGAGCAAATGCATTGCCGCGCAACCCTAAGCACATCATCTGAAACTCTCTGAGCTCGAAACCTGTCTGCTCACCATTGCATGAGGCTGTTAAAAGGCTGTTAAGGGGATGCTCTACCTCTTCCCTACCCTTGTCTGTCGTTCTATAAACCTTTAGGGGTAGGCTTGCCACAGTCTCCGCTAGTACGCGGTTACAAGCGTACACTGCCGACTGTGCCAACGCGCTCGCATCGTTGACGAAAGCGCCTGATTGAGCCTTGCCGCCAATATTCAATGACTCGCTCAAATCGCTGTCTTTAAGCGTTAAGTTTTGCGCTTCTGTTTTCCAAAATTTCCAATTCATAAGACTAGAAAACCGCGCTCCTTGTATGGGTCATCGCCTTCGTCCATTGAAAGCCATCGGCCCATCGCCATAATTGTTGAAACGACACCATCTATCTTGCACCTGGGGTCATTCTTGTTTTGTTTATTCGGATATATGTTGTCCTTAATATCCAATCGAGCAGCCACATTGCCGACCTGCCAAGTCATGCAGGAGTTTCCATCGTGCTTGAACTTACCATCCAGCACCCGCGCCTCAAATTCCTTCATCGGTTCAGACATACTTACCACCGTATGCCCGTATTCAACTAGCTTCACGCGCTTATCCAAAAGCCTAGAGACTAGATATGTGGCTTGGTATGGGTCGTATGCAACGCTCAATACATCAAAGCGCGCGCACAACTTAATAATCAAGTCCTCAATGTGGGCGTAATCGGTCATATTGCCATCCGTGGCGACCAATTCTCCCTTATTCACAAACTGCGGAAATCTGTCGTTATCTTCAACAGCAGATTGAGGTGCAAAGAAGTATTGAAAGCTAAAGTATTTCTCAGCCTGTCTAAACAGAACCGAGACCGAACTTAAGTCTTTTTTACTCGCTAAATCTATTCCGATATGGCACTGCTCGCCCTCGAAATCATCAATCACTAAGGCGCTATCCTCTGCCTCAGACCATTTCTGCATATTCATCCAAGCCACCTTAGAACCAACCCACTGATTTAAGTGCTTTGTTCTGTATGTGTTTTGCTTCTCAGCCGATGCTTTAGCTATTTTTAACTGGTCCAAAAGATAATCACCACTGACAGAAACGCCATAATTGGGATTAACTTTCTTTAGAACGTCAGCGCTTGTCCACTCATCGTCCGCATCTGGCTCGTAAATCATTACAAACTTACTATCGCCTTCAAGCTCACCGCTTAATATGCGTTTGCATTCGTCATACTCGGACTTGCAAGGCGAACCCAAATCACCACCAGCCGTTGTGATAACGTGAAGTAATGGCTGATCACGTGAGCCCATACCAGTATCAAACGTCTCGAACTGGTCACTTGTTTCGTGCTCGTGGTATTCGTCAACCACAGCGCAATGAGGCGAGTCACCATCGTCAGGCTTTTTGATAACCGTTGTGAGTGATGCGTTTAGTTCTGGAATGATTAACGCAGTAGCTCCGCACTCAATTCCAAATGCGTCCTTAAATCCCTTCGCGTTCTCAGCGATATACTTTGCCGGTTTAAACAATAGCCGCTTGCAATGATCTTGTGACGTTGCGCCTAGATACACTTCAGCGCCTAATTCGTTATCGCAAGCAAACATCACCAACGCTATACATATAACGATGTGGCTCTTTCCGTTCTTTCTCGGTATCTGAACGTATGCGTAACGAAAGCGCCTAAAATCTGACTTGTGCCACTTCCAGCCAAACAGACTGCCGACCCAAAAGCATTGAAAGTCTTCTAGAATCGTGGGCTTACCCTGCCACTTACCCTTCGTGTGTGGTAATAACTCAATGTTGTTAATCGCTTTATTAGCAGACTCAACATCAAAATAAATATCTTCTCTCTTCGTGTCGTCTAAGAACCTCTGACACGCTTGCACTATTGTTAATGGATAGGCATCGGCGTTTTGTAATACTAAATTTACGAAACGCTCTAACCTATCGACACCTGTCATAACCCTCTAGAAAAACCAGTGACCTGCGGCTTGTCTTTTGGAACTTGAACGCTGGCCCTATCAACAGGAGTCAAACCGAAACGCCCTAGTTGCTTAAATACTCTATCTCGTTCAGCACCACCAACGTGCTTGATGACTCCATCAACCTCTACACCGTGGCGCACATCGTGAATCCCCATAACGACAAGCTCTAAGCTGTGTCTGTCTTGAATGGTCAATACGCCTGGCACACAGTTAAAAACTAGCTCAGACCATATAACCTTGTGCTGCTCACTCAAGTGTGAAGGGCAATCACCAACAGGCTCAGTAGGTAGCGGTTCAGCCTCACGCCTTCTGGAAGGGTCTTTCTTAAACGCTCCCTTTAGCTCAAGTATCTTCGTGGGCTTTCTGTTCGACATAAAGTTTCAAATGCGGATGTAAAAAAAAGAC